GATACCGAAACCAACGGAGCTTTTAAGGCGATCAGATAGCCCTCGTTGGGGTCCCAGGGATAATCGTCGTCATAGCCGGTCCAGGTTTGGGTAATGAATGCCCGCCGGGTGTAATCTTCGGCCCATTGCCGCGCGGTGGCGATGCGCGAAGTAATGACCGTATCACGCGCGGTTTCGGCGGATTGGGTGATACCCAGATGCGCACGCATTTCCGCCAGGGTGACGGGTTCGGTTGCCGGCGCAGTTTTTATAATGTGCTTCATAATTGCTTCATGCGCCTAATAAGATGGACCATATGCCAAAGCGCTTGCATTAAGGCCATGCAGAGCCGGCAGAATTTAACCGGCGTCATGGGGATTAATCCAGCTAAGCCGACTGCCAACCCGTGCTATCGCTATATAAAATAATCTTGTCGTTCTTGTTGGCCAGGACGGTTGCCGCATTGATGCCGTCTATGGTTTCCGCACCTAACGGCGTTACCGACACTGTGTTTGCGGTGGCGTCTGTTTTTTTAACGGTAATTTTTGCCGTATTGCCGACAGCGGTGGGTAGGTTGACCACATAATTACCGGCGGTGGCATTAACGAATATATTTTGCACGCCAGATGTGCCGGTGACATTAACGGGGGTGGCATCGGGATTGTTGGTAACCGGAACGGTGCTGGTGCCTGCGGCTATTTGCGCCCATGACGCGCCGTCGCTGGCATAAAGCGTTGACCCGATCTGGCACAGGCCGACGCCGAATTTCGCCGCATCGGGCCGCTCGGAAAGCGAACCTACCGTAATGGACGGATTGAAGCGCCGCCCAGATGAATCCTGAAGCGCGATAATCCTGCCATCGTCGGTATTGCGGACGAAGAATATATCGCCGCTCACTTTCTCTAAATATTCTGACATTGTTTAACCTTTTTCCCGTTTGATTTGCTCGATTAATGTTTGCAGCCGCATCATTTCCGCATAGGCCGCGCGGGCGGCTTGCTCGCTGGACTGGTAGCTGACTCGCCAGGCTTCATAAGTCATCTATATCTTCTCCCAGCCAAACCGCGACTTTGCGTTTTAAAAGGGCTTCCATAAAAAAAAGGCTGCGGCTGCCCATATGGCCGGATATACCGATAAAGGCAGCCGCCAATATGGGCGGGATTTTTGCCGACTCGCAGAAATAAAACGTCAACATGCCGACGAAACCGGAAATACAAACCTCGCCGACCAGTTCCGCCAATGAAAACGCCGCCTTGCTTTTACTTTTAATCCGCCGAATGTAGCCGGCTATCCCACCCCAGGCTGACAATCCGATTACCCAGAAATACGTTGCAATTGAATACGACGTGGGGTCTTTTTCCATAATGCTCATGTTGGGCGCGGTTAAAAAATATTCGTCAGATCGGCAAGTGCTGATCGCGGATCGGGGCGGAGTGATCGTAATTTTTTTCGATTTCCGCTGCTGTCGGCAGGGTTTCGCGCTCGGTGAAATCTAGCTGGATGCTACCGTCGGCCTGGCTATTAAATTGAATATCCAGGGTATCGTAGCCATATAATCGCGCCGCCTGCGGATACATAGAATCCATCAGCGTCGTGGTTTTCGGCAGGCCGATCTCGATTCCGCGCGCATGGGCCTGGCCAAGCCAAAACTCTACACACGCCCGGCCTTTTTCTGCATCGTGCACGTTGGGGTAGGTGTAATCCATCCCGAACAGACTTATTTTTGTCGCCCCGACATGGATGGCGAACGCCACGGCATAGGCTGCGGTGTTGTTGAAATAGTCATGGCCTAGATGATTAAGTATGTCTTCCAGCGGGAAATCGACCAGGGCAGGGTAGTCCGGGTGCGCGCGGCTGGTGATGACCGGCACGCGACTGACCTTAAGCCATTGCAGCATCGCGGCGATGTTGGACGCGGGCGCGGCGGCGGCTCTGATCTCCTGGATGCGCACGTCGTCCATGTGGAAGATCAGGTCGCAGTCGAAGACATTGCCCAGGGCGTTGATTGCCCAGGTTTCATCGCAAAACCGCGACCGCCCGCCAAGGCGCTTGGTATGCTCAAGGTATTGATCCAGGCTGGGGCCAAGTCCAAGAATGGCAATATGGCGCTCCTGGATATCGACAGGGGCGGGCAGTTCCGCACGCCGGCACACAGCTATCAAGGTACGGCCCTGTATATCATCCTCCACTTCGGATTCTGGCCCGGCTTGTCCGTACCATTCGTCGGCGTACCAGCCGCATTCTTGCAGCAGGGCATTAAATTGGGCTTTGGTATAATGCCGGTAATGATAGGCGATGGTTTTGCCAGGTTCGTATTCGTAGGGGAACATATCTTCATTCGGCACGCTGGCAATCAGCAGCGGCGCTGACTGGCGCAGTGCTTTAAGCAGCGGGCGCGGGTCTTGCAAATGCTCGATGGTTTCAAAGCTGACAGCGGCGTCAAAGTCGCCCAGGTCGCCGGGAACGTTGCCGTTGCCGGTTTTAAATTCGCCGGATAAATTGCAGTAATGCTGCTTTGCATAGGCGATAGCCTCGCCGGCAATATCAATGCCGGTCGGGATCAGTCCCGCATTAGCCATAATGCGGCAGCCGTAACCAATGCCGCAGGCGTAGTCAATGACTCGCGAGCCGAAGCGGATTACTTTTGCCGCGAATTCATAGCGCGCGACATGATCGCGGCGGATGTCGTCCAGGGTTGGCGATACTTGTCTTTCGCCGGTATTTTCTAAATTCATTGGTTCTTCTCTCGCCAGAAATTAAGGGGTTGCCGAGTTTCACGGCGACAACCGGGCGAGCGGTTGCCCTTCTTGCTGGGGCTTGCTACGGTTAGTGAGCGGAGTCGAACTAAGGATTATCGGCCGGCGCCAGGCCTGGGCTGTGCAATACAGCTATTGCGCCTACTACACCGACGGAGGTAACACCTGTTTGCACGGCATCTATTGAAACGTAGCGTTTCACGCCTTTATAGCCGACTCGCTTGGTAACTTCCTTAGTCGTACCGGCGGTTCTTGGGGTTGCCGCCGGCAAACTTGCCAATGTCTCTGTTCCGATCAGGTTGCTATCGGCAACCGAAGTCATCGTGCCAGTTACGTCGCCCTCCTTTACGACTACGGTGACGACTGTACCGGTTGTCGTAACTGAGCCATAGGCTACGATAAACTCAACGCCACCGTACCCCTGGCGATCGACAACCAAGCCGGTTTTAGTGGCATTGGCGCCGATAGCGGCGGGGACAATGGCGGTTTTAGTGCGGATGTTGCTATGTAAATCTCGAATAGTCATGGTCTTTCTCGGTTAAATCAGCCGGAAGATTGCCGGCCACAATATTGCGGGCAACAAAAAACCCGCCGAAGCGGGTCTTTTGCGAGCGGGTTTTTTATGATGTCGCGAATTTCATCAGCTTGATGGCTTCAAAATTCGTGATGCCACCACCGAAACGGCGGCGGAAGTTGAATTTTGTCACGCCTTTGGTGGTGATGTTATCGCGGATCAACGTTGTACCGGCACGATTTACGATCGTGTAGCCGGCCTTGAAGTTGCCGAATGCCAGCGAGTAACTGGCGGCGGCGATATCGGCAACGTTATCGTCAACTTCGACCGGATTACCCAGCAAGCGGCCACCGAAGGCTGCAGCGGGATCGGGTTGCCAGAGGTAGTAACTGCCTGAGCCGTCCTTCAATTGCCGGATGGTGCCCAAGGTGGAATCATTGGTCAGCCAGACAGCGCCGGGGCGATATTGCGCTTTTAAAGCGTGCTGCAACGAGACGATCTTATCCGCCGGCGCAACCGAGGCGAAGGCCGCAGATTTTCCGGAGACGATATAACCCACCTTACCCCAGGCATACGAGCTGTTAGCGATATTGGTGTAGGCGGTGATGCCGCGCGCCTTGCCGACGCCGTTGCCGGTGATGAACTCCGACCCTGCGCCGGCGGCAAACCCGATGGCCGCTTCCATCGCCAGATCGTTCTCAAGATCGATTAAAGCATCTTGCAGGGTTTCGTTGTTTACCCAGGGCTCAACTTCCGCCGGAAACACATCGATGGCGACTTTTGAGTAGG